CAAACCTCCTTAATATGACTTGTTTGTATACATAATTTTAGTTAAAAACAAGATTTACGTTAACCCTAATACTTGTATCTGTTTGAGTTACACTTTGATGCCTACGTTTTCCGTCAAAAATATATGCCTGGTTGGCTACAGATTGCACTATTTCACCGTCTTCAAACTCCGTGTATCCATTACAAGTGTTAAGAGAATACAATAAAACTTTGTGATCATGTTGAAAATCTACATGAAACCCATGCTTTTGATGGTATCCAAGGTTTGTATATAAATTTAATTTAATTCTTGTTACGGTGTTAAATTTAAGTTGTCCAAGGATAGGTCCGGCAACATCATGGTAAAAAGGTGAAACCCAAGTGTCGCTTAGTGTTCTATCTAAAAGTAAATTTGTAAAATAAAAATTATTATCTTCAGTAGATGTAACACCTGAGTGATAAGTCCAATGAAAATCTTGTATACTCTCTGGAGTGCAGCAAAGTCTTCGATAAAGAACGGCATGGACTTCTGGCGGCAGAAAGTTGGGTATTGTTCTCCCCAACTATTTTACGCCTGTAAACTTAACTTTTTTTATTTGTACGTTGCTTGTTTGTCCTTTTGGTCCTGTCCCTTTGTTTTGTTTATATACAAACGGAGCAAAAGTTATTGCTGCGTCTGATCCAACCACAGGGTTTGGAAAAGGATTTTTTTGTTTTACAACTTCTGTTTTTGTTTGTTTAAACTTCATTGTTAGCCTCTCTTCTTTGCAGGTCCACCGCGCTTTAGGCCTCTAGCTTTTAATGCTGCAGTAGCTTTCGCTAATCCGCCTTTTTTCATAAAGCCCATTTTATTTCTTACAGCTTTAGGTAGCTTTGGTAGTCCTTTATTTTTAGTTGGTATTGGTTTTAATCTTTTCATTAGTGAAGTGTTACATCAGTTTTCTCAACAATCCAAGACTTATTTATTAAATCAAAGAATATATCAGCCTCTTTTTGTCCAAGTTCTTCTCTAAGAATGACTTTGGAGCAGGTAATTAAAGCTGCAGCAAAATCAACTAAATGAATATTGTCTTGAATAGCCCTAGATTTTACGCTGTTATATATCTCAAGAGCTAGCTCAGGATTAAAAGTTTTATCGGTTAGATCTACCATTCATTTTAGATAGCGTAACTGCTGCTCTAAGTCCAGCTATATCTTTTCTTGATTGTAGGTTATCTTCATTCTGCTGCGCTTTTTGTTTTAGTTTTAACAAGTCAACTGCAACATCATTCTCATCAGCTTTTTCTTTTCTTCTTAGTTCTGCTTTTTGAAGATCTAATTCTTTTTTACGTAATTCAACAAGACTATCTTGATCCATGCCTTCCATCATTTCTTGTTCTTCAACAACCATGTTGTTTGTAATTACACTAATTCTTTCAGCGACTTTATTTTCAATTTGCAATTGAAGTTGTTGTTGTTGATCTGGTGGAAGCTGCACAGCTTGTTGTAGTTGTGGCGCCATCTCTTGCATCACTTCTTCTCTTGCTTGAAAAGATACGTGTTCAGATATGTGAGCTTGTAAAAGACTCATCGTCATCATGTTTGTTTTAACAAGCATACTAGACATGAAAGCACGATGCGCATCTATGTGTGCTTTGTGCAGTTGTCCAGGAAAAGCTTTCAATGGTTTACCCAACAGTGCAATAGAGTTTTCTAAAGCAGGATCTGTTGGTTGTGGTTGAGGCGGTGGAGGAAGCAACGCCTCAATGTTATCCACTCCCAATGCAAGATACATACGGCGGTAAGCTTCTTGCAAATTGTGTTGTTCAGGATTGCTTTGTGCCAACTGTAATAACAGCTGCGCCATCGCCACTCTTTGTGACATTGAAAACATGTTTGGATCAGATACTGGAGCAACATCAACCCTATCATCAAAATCTGTTTGTTTAACTGTTTGGTTGCCACCCACGACCTGATATGGGTACTCGGGTGGCAGTGAAGTTGAAAACAACTTTGCCAATAATTTAAATTCTATTTTTTGTGCATAGTGTAATCTTTTATGAATCGCACTCATGACTTTTGCCCCTTGCTCCATCAAAGCAAGAGTTGTGCCAACAGGTGCATTTGTATTTGTTTCTGCTATCTTCATATCGGCGACAGCAGCAAAACGTTTACCCGCGTCTACACAAAATCCTAAGAGTTGAAATAAAGTTGGATCGGGTCCTTTGTAAGGAAGAGGTAATAATCCTTGGCGCAAGTCTCCGCTTGGTGCATCAACATCTCTAAATTCGCCTGGTTGTATCGGTGAATCGTCATCTCTGATTCTAAGACCTCGTGCTTTAAAACCTGCAGGCAAGTTTGATAGTGTTCCCGCATCGATAAGTTGACGAAGCGTGGAGGTAGCCGTTCTTGATAAACCTCCAAGCATATGGATAAGACCAAAACCGTAAAAGCCAAGACCAGGAAGAAACTTGTAGTGTACGAAATATTGTATTTTCTTTTTAAGAGCGTCATCTTCCTTGTAGTTTCTGTAAATAGAAAGAACTTTATTAGATCCTTCATCTATTGTTACAATGTATGGAAGCTCTATACCTGTTTCTTCTCCAGTATTCCCGTCTTTATCTTCAAAACCTTTTATGTTTAAATTGCAATGTATTTCATAAAGCGTGTAAGTGTTATCAGCGTACTCTGTTTTTTCTACACCTTCTAGTGTGTTGTATTTTTCCTGTATTTTTGTTTCTTGATCACTCTCTTCTACTTCTATGTCTCTGTAAAACCCGTTAACTTGTAGTTTTCTCAGCTCATTTCGTGTCATTTTTACAATTTGTGATACGCGTTCCGCTGTTTCGAGATCCGTGGCTAGGTAATTTACAACCAAATCCTCTGCTGGCACGAATTTCGACACGCATTGTGCCTTAGTTCCGTCATAATATACTTTTTTAAATGCTGATCCTGCTAGTGGTAGGTGAAAAAGCAGCTGATCCATGTCTGGAGTGTAGTCTTCCATGACTGTTGTTAGCTGATAATTCATAAAATCTTGTACTCTGTCTGCTTGTGCTACAACCTCTGGCGTTTCTACGCCTAAAATTGCTGTTTTTACCGGGCCTTTTGGCGGTAACATCTCTTTGAAAGCCTGTGCTTGGAATTGTGTTACTGATTCTGCTAATAATGGATGAGTTACACCACTTGCTCCTTGAAATGGTTGGCTTCTATCAGTGTATTTTAGACCCAAAAGGTCTAGTCCCTTGGTATATCCATCACCCCACTCGGACCGTGAATCGCGATCCGCCTTAAATTCACCAACTATATCGCTTGCAATTGAATCTAACTCTGACTCTGGAAGAACTTCTGCTAAATTATCATAAAAGCCACCGGTCATCGGTGCACGGTTCGGGTCAAAATCTACAGTTGCCCCACCATCTTCGTTTTGTATAACATCAATATCATCTGAATTAGCTTCTCTTCTTGCATCTTCGATCAATATCTCTGCTTCGGGGTTAGGCTCTTGTATTGGTTTAAAATCTGGAATCGGTTGAATCTTTTTTTCTACAGCCATTATGAAATCCTAGTTGTTTTTCTTTTGCCTTTTTTCAGTCTTTTGAAACCGCGAGGTGTAATTAGTCCGCCTTTTTTACCTTTGCTAGGTGTAACTAGTTTTGGACTGATTATAAATAATTCTGATTCTATTTCCTGAATCTTGTCGTCGTCTCCTGCTTCAATAGCATCTTTATATAAATCAAAAAGCTGTGCTATTCTTGATGGTGATGTGCTCTCTGCCATATGGCCTCCTAATAATAACTTCGTTCTACTCCTATTGCTATAGGCTCCGGGTCGTAATCTTCTGGATGCACCACAAAATTACCTTGACGAAACCTTAGCATAGCTTGTGTCATGCTGTCCACTAAATCATCATGATCTCCAAATGGAAAAGCAGCACACTCTTCTACCATGTCTTCTGCCCACCTTGCGTCTGGTCGCCAAACCATTCCCGCTTCAAATAACGGTGCAACAGAATTCACACGTACGTACTTATCATTTCCTTTGCTCGGTGTAAAGTTAACAACTGGTATTCCTAATCTTCTAAGTTCATCAGTAAGTGGCATACCTGAAGCTTTAGCCTCGATCAAAACAGTTTCAGGTTCCCAGTATTTATATTCTTCCATTGCAACTTTTTTTAGTTCAGGAAAATCCCATCTACCTTTTTTAGAATCCATTAACATGGCATGAGGTTTGTAAGAATTTTTTGGATAAAATATACCCCAGGTAGATATTGCAGAATAGTCGGCGGTCTCTTTTTTGCTGTAGGCCGTATCGTAACTTTGTATGATGTGCACTAAATCGGGCGGGTCCTCTTTATCCCATAACTGCCACCACTCTCTTTTGATGATAGATCCTTCTTCGGATATAGGATTCTGCTGCCATTGCGCTTGCCATTTTTGTTCTGTCAAAGAAGCTTTGACTGCTTCGAGTTCCTCTAACTTCCAATACTGTGGCCATATTGGTGTATTACTTGGTAAGATTGCTGGAAACTCAACAACTTCCCACGTATCAGCTTTTGGTTCTGTTTGTGCTTTCATCAATTGTCCCGTTAAATCTTTCGTGGACCAACGGGTCATAACAATTAGAATCCTACCACCAGGTTGTAAACGCTGACGAGGACCAGAAGTGTACCACTCATAAGCATTATCCAAGGCAGTTTCACTAAGAGCGTCCTGCTCTGAATGAGGATCATCAATGATAAGTAAGTCAGCACCACGACCAGTAATAGCACCACCAACACCAGCTGCAAAATATTCTCCACCATAATTTGTCTCCCATCTTCCTGCTGCTTTACTATCTGCACTTAATACAACATTGTCAAAAACATTTTTGTATTCTCCAGTTCCCATTAAGTTTCTAACCTTACGACCAAATCTGTATGCAAGTTCTGCTGTGTGTGTTGTTTGAATAATTTTTAATTTAGGATTGAGTCCCATCATGTATGCAGGAAACAAGAATGATGCAAACTCCGACTTTGTGTGTCTTGGTGGCATATTTATAATTAATCTTTTTATTTTTCCATCTGCCAAGTCCTGCAGTTTGTTTGCAGTTTTTTCATGATGTGGTCCTTTAACGAAGTCTGGCCACATGACTCTGGCAAAGTTTAAAAAATTATTTTGTGCTGCTCTTTGTAAAATTAATTCCTGTTCACGGAGCAACAGCTTTAGTTCTTCAGCTGATGGTTTATTCATATGGTAACTTTATCATACTCTTTGTATTTGTAAAACTGACTGTAGCACGTGCTACAGCAGACGCGGAGGCCGAAAAATGGGGGTGGGGGGTAGCTTGGATAACGTTTTGACTTTTGGAATAGGTTAGGGACTCAAAAGTAGTAGGGCATATGTTTCACTTGAAAGGTAACAGGTAATAGTAGGGCAAATGTTTCACGTGAAAGGTAACGGGTAGTAACGGTTAAAAAATAAAAAAATAAAAAAGGTAACGGCTAGTAATGGTTGACAAAAGTTATCCACAGAAAAATAAAATAAATTAATTTATTATCTTGCATTATCTTTTATAAAGTTTATATTAGAATTATATCAAGCTTGGTTGAGCAACAGACCGACAACCTCTGGATTAAAAAGCCAGCCGCCCATGATAGGAGGAAAGAGAGAGAAAGTCTACCAAGATGATATACAATCCAACAAAGGAAATATTATGACTTTAGATGTAGATATCCGAGATATCAAAAATCGTGATACTGTTTGTTTCAATAAGGAAGAAACAACAGACTCAGTTGGAAGACGACTAGTCGGTCTTCCTTACTCTGATGTAACTAATTATTTAATAATTGGTTGTGCAGGATCAATCGGTATACCGAATATTGATGAAAGGAACTATCGCCATGTATTTGCAAGGCATCAGTTTCTTCAAAAGGATATGGTCACTCTTGAACAGGTGAAAGCACATATCGGGCTAAAGGTTAACGGTTCTTTTGAACAATTAACCTCGTGGCGAAATCGTATCGCTCGCTCAAAATGGTGTGAAATTGTTTATGAGATTGACAAAATCAAATAAAGGGTAGGGGGCATCCGCCCCCTATAAACCATAATATTTCCAGAAAGGGAGTTCTAATGGATGAAAATCCAAAAGACAAGGTTGACGAAATCTTGCAGAAGCTTGCTGTCTATCTAGCTAACGAGCTAGATAAGAGAAGCAATCTTCTTCAAAGGATTGAAGACCTTGAAAATGAGGTATCTGAGTTATCTCGTTACGAACTAAATCGTGATGATGTTGTTGACATTGTCAACGAGGTTCAAATCCTTGAGGATGATGTTCGTGATTGGATTTCGGATGCCATCAACAACACTACCGTGACACTTGAAGCATGACAGCTGGGGGCATCGCCCCCAGAACTTTTGAAAGGAGGTGATTAGAATGAAAGTTGATAAGCATACAACATTAGTTGGATATGCAGAAGCAATCAACAAAACTGTTGAGGATTTATCAAAGCTGGTAAAGAAACAACAAGCACAAATAATTGAACTGGAACGAATGGTTGGTCATCTTAAAGGTGAACAATATTTAACAGACAATAGAGTAGCTAAACTAGAAAAAAGCCCAACGTTATTAGATAAATAGTTTTCAATGTTGGGTTGAAAAAAGGGGGCGGTTGTCGCCCCCAACTAATTCAACCAATGGAGTAAATATGAAAAAATATATAGTACAGTTTCATCTTAACCGAGATAAATGGTCCGAGATAGTAGAAACGAATGATCCAGAAACTGCAAAAGAAACTGCACGTCAATGGCTATTAAATAGGATTGATAATGATCCTAAAAGTTTGATTACTTTAACTAATGTTCATGAGATCAAAACTTATGGAGATTTGATGGAGAATGATAATGAACTAATCGTTGATGATAGTTTTTTGGAGAAGCCAAATGAGTAAAATAAGAAAAGATTTAGTCGATCTATATGATCGACTAAAGAAAGTAAAAACCTTTCCATTTGAAAGTAAGAAGCAAGCAATGCAAGTTGTAATTGAAGCTGCTAAAAAAGCGATTGAAATGGAAAGCGTGGACATAAAACCAGATGAAAAGGTAGTCGTTAATATTGATTTAGAAAATCCAAACGGCGTTGAAATACACGCAAGAAAAGTTAAAAAAAATAAATAATATTATTTTTTTATTTGTGTATGTTTAGCGTAGAAAAAACATTGTGAATGTTTAGCGCGCCCGCATCGCGGGCGCTGCTCTCTCTTTCTAGATCTCTTCTAGCATCGCCTCATAAATTGGCGTCGCATATCGATGCTCAACAAAAAAAGTTTTATGATTATTTTCATTGACCCCGCGGGACCAGTCCGGGGGCGTTTCAACATTTTCTTCCCACCATTCCACCGCCCGGGGCGTCATTAATTGAAATTCAACTAAGCTTCCATGGTTCAAGATTCCAACGTGATTTTTTAACATGATTCTAGTATATCTTTAGTATATACCCCGCCTGCTTCATCAAAAAAACCAATTGATGAACCATATACTTCCATTAAGACAACCTGCTTCCAGCCCTTGCCCTGCTTAGGTGACTCTAAAAGCTTAGCCTTAACTGGCGCGCCTAAACCATTATTAATAATATAAGTATTACCTTTTTTTAACTTTTCTTTATCAATCATTTTTTACTCTCTTTCTACTTGATTAATATATAAAAGAGTATAAAAGATAATAAAACATAAGTCAACAAGAAAGTAAAAAAAATATGTTAACAGTAAAAAAAGCTAATAAAATAACCGGGGGCGGGATAAGTAACCGTAATAAAAAAATGCCTGGTTAT